GCCATTGAGCTGACGCTGAACAAGCTGCAGGAGCTCAAGGCCGGCGGTAGCCAGGATCCGACGCTCGATAAGCAAATTCAGTACTATACCAACGTGCTGAACAAGCTGAACTTCGAAATCGAAACCATCAACAACGAAGCGTAAGGGGTCGGTATGTCTAAAGTAGCTACCGGTGCGGATGCCATCTATGACACCGGCTTTACCTCGTACGCCAACCGCAGCAACGTGAAGTTTGAAACCGATGCCGATGTGCTAAAGCTGTATCGCGAACAGATCGCCACCCCGGCGGTGTTCGATAACTGGCGCTATAAAGAGCGAGTGCTGGAAGTGGCGGCACGGCTGCTGTTCCCGCTAGCCCCGTGGGTGATGGCACAGCGTGCCAACAGCATGCACTCCAAGCACGCGCTGCTGTTCGTGCGTGATCTGGCGAAGGTTGCCCTCGGTGGGGAGCGGGATATGTCGGTGCGTATGCGTGCGACGCTCATGACCGAATCCGCGGTGCTGTCCAATCCGGTGGAGTTGCGTGGCGATATGGATAAGCTCAACACCTATTTGCCGATCCAGCTGATTGAATCTCTGCGCGCAGAAGATGCCGGTCGTGCGCTGGCTAACCTGACCGACACCCCGGAGAAGCTCCGCGACCTGGTGCAGTCATTATATGTCATGTTTGGTACGGGTCGCTAAGACCCGCATCATCTATCTATCATAAGAGGAAATGGTAATGAGTTCACCTATTCTTGATGCGCTGCTGGGCACCGGCCTGGAAGCTTTCGAAGAGCAAACCCCGGAAGTGGCACCGGTACCGTCTATTGACGTTGCCGTCTGTGAAGACGAAGTTGCCGTGGTGGAAGCTGCGACTGGTGCCGTACAGGCAGAAGCTGCAATGCTGGACAGCGTTGAGGCCGTGATTGAAACCGACACCCTGGTCGACGCCCAAACCGAGCTGGTGTGCGAGACCGTGGAAGTGGTAGCGTCCATGGAGAGCTTTATCGGTTCCCCAATGTCCAAACAGGACGCCCTGGCGTTGCAGATGCGTGTGGTGCAGGCAACCCGCGGTCAGTACGGTAAAGAACGCATTGTAGGTTCCGTGGAATCCTTCGGTACCGATATTACCACTGACGACGCCCTGCAGGCGGGTCTGGAAGGGATCGGTGAATTCCTGACCGCAGCGAAGAACAAGCTGTCCGGTCTGGTTGCTGCCCTGCGTGCACGCGTGAGCGGTTTCTTCAAAGACGCGTTTGTCAACTTTGACAAAGTGGCCAAGCGTTCTGCCGCCGTGCAGCGTCTGGCAAAAGGCACCACCGGTGAATCCAACTCCTCTGCGATCCAGCTGAACATCGATACCGCGATGCACCTGGTAAGAGACGGCAAGCTGGCGCCTAACCTGGCTAACCTCGTGGCCGATTTGTCCAAGACTGCCGAAGCGGTGATGCGTGTTAACAACAACGAACTGGCAGAGCACCGTAAGAAGTTCATCGATCTGGTGAACCCGCTGGCCAGCGCGGACATTGAAACCGCGTCAGGCATTGCGAAGAAGGTCGGCGAAGGGCGTCTGCCAAAACCGGGCTATGCGAAAACCAAGATTCAAACCAGCTCGCGTACCCTCGACACCTTCCGCAGTGATGTGCTGCCGGGTGATGAAGCCCTGATCGTGGAAGTCCCGATTGATCTGGACAAAGGTACCAGCCTGAGTAAGCAGCTGGAAATTGCCGGAGACCAGGCCTGGGCGAACGGCGTTGCGCTGAAGGAAGTGGCGAAGAAGCCAAGCAAGCTGGATCTGGCTATCGACACCCTGAAGCCGGCGGAGATCGTCAAGATCACCGAAACCATCGATGCGATCCTCGGTGACATCAAAACCTACTCCAAGACCTGGGGTGCGTGGGATGAAGCCAACAACGAACTGGATCGCCTGATGGGTATCCTGATCAACGTGCGTTGGGAAGGCGACGTAGCGCAGTACGAAGGTACCGCTGAAGATGCTTACGGTGATGCTTACGTGATGACCAGCACCCTGAACATGCGTCTGGCCGATACCGTTTACTACATCAACAGCGCGTACGGCTTCCTGTCTACCCAGCCGACTATCCTGCTGTCGAAGAAGCTGATCGTGGTGCTGAACCGTGTGCTGGAAGTGTGCGAACGCTCCCTGGCCACCTATTCCGATAACAACCTGAAATAAGGATAACGAGATGCGCACGTCACTTCTTGATCATGCGCTCTCCACTGGTCTGGAGGGGTTCGCCTCTCCAGATACCAATGCAGAGACTACCCCTGATTCCGTTATGTCCAGCGCCCACCGCCTGGCGCTGCACGCCGATGCTGATTTAACCCACGCCCACCAAACCGTCTCCGATCTCACCCGTCTGGGCAATGGCCTGGAAGGGTTGATGATCGAAGTTGCACATTTGGAGCAGAAAGATGACGTCACCAGCGAAGAGCTTGCCGTGCTGCGTGAGTCCGCGATGGCGGTACGTCGTCAGTTCCTGAGTGAAGAAGAACGTCGGGTGTTTGACGGCGTGCTGGAAGGCCGCCTGGAAGGTTCTACCGAAGGCTTAGGCGACCTGTTGAAAAACGTCGGTACCAAGCTGGGTTACGCGGTGGGTAACTTATTCGATAGCCTGAAGCGCAGCTTTGGTGGGAATAAGGAGATGCTGTCGCTCATCGATCGCAAGCTCTCCGATACGTTAGCGCGACTGGCCAACCTGCCGGATGTCACTTATGAACGCACCCTGTCAAAAGACGATGCGGTGTTGTTCTCCCTGCAGGGTAAGGTTGACGCTCATGCGGTGCTGGCCGATTTGCCAAAGGCCGTTCAGGCCTGGTATTTCCAGCCGATGACGGACATCCTGGATCGCATCGAGCTGCTCTCGGCTCACCTGGCCGAAACACTGAACACCACGAGCGAAGAGCAGTACAACGAGGTGGTGGAAGCGAAGGCTGGCCTGTATACCGTTCCACTGCCATCATCTGCGGCACAGGTGGATACCGTTACCGGTAAGTACTACGTATTCGACCTGTACGACATTTACCAGTCTTACGGCACCCGTAGCCGTTCGGTCTATGTGGCGCGCCCGAACAAGGGTACGCAGTCCGTCAGTACTCAGTATGCGAACGCATCGGCTTTAGGTGTGTCAGAAGCTGTCATGACCAGCGAACGCGCCCGCAACGCCCAGCCGGCGAAGGTAACCTTTACCAAAGCTCAGCTGATGGAAGGTGTGCAGCAGCTGAAGACGGTGATCAAAGATCTGATGGCGTACATGGAACAGCAGTCGCTGATCGTTCAGAGCTATCGCAACTACGTGCAGTCCACCAACAACTACGAAAACTTTAAGAAGAATTCGTTTGTTGACAAACAGGTGCTGGCGCGTGTGGGTGCTCAGGCGGGCGCTATCCTCGCTCTCTTTGACATGACCTGCATCTCCTTCTACCCAACGGCCAAAGACGTGGATGCGATGGCGGCGGTACTGAAAGCCTTCGTTTACAGCTCCGATCTGAGTAAGGGTTAACTATGTCCGACATCGCCATGTTGTTAGAAGGCGTCGGGTTGGAAGCGTTTGACGATGCGCAGGCCCCTACGCCTGCGCTCGATCTGACCGTTGACCTAACCCCGCTGACCGAAACCAGTGCCGTCGTTGATACGGCACTCGGGGAGATGGAAGCTGAACGTCAGCGTTTGGTGGGGCTGCGTGACGCGTATGACTACGGCCAGTCGATGCGTGAAACCTTATCGGAATCTGCCGCAGCCGACCTGCAGCAGCGCGTCATTGCAGTGCTGGGTGAAGAACGCGCTACCACCATCGTGGGTTCTGTTGAAAGCTATAACGGTCCACTGGCTGGATCGCTGCTCACCTGCGGTCTGGAATCGATCTCCGGTTTCCTGCGCAACGCCATTGCCGAGCTGATCCGTCTGATCCGCACCGGTATTCGCACGATGATGCAATACTTCAGCTCCGCAAGAGTCGTGCTGGGCAAACAGCTCGAAGCCAACGATCTGCTGCGTAAGGCCCTGGGTAGCTCTGACGCGCCGTGGCAGAACTGGGCGCTGGAAGTGAAGGATGTCTACCGGGGCGTGACGATCGGCAGTGCTAAGGTTACCGGACCCCAGCTGCGTGCCCTGTGCACCACTGACGGTTCTAGCCTCACCGTCCCCGAGGACTTCGTCGGTATCTTAAAGAGCACCGCGCACTTTATCCTGAACTCGGCAATTCCTGGACTGAGCGGGTTGAATGATCATTACGCAGCGATCCTGCAGGTGGTGCGTAAATTACCTTCAATGTCGGAGCCTAGCCGCTTCCTGCACTTGGCGCAGCTGCACATTGACCGCTTTGTACCCGCTAACCGTCTGCTTGCCAGCGGACCGGATAAGCACGGTATGTGTATGTTGTCGACCAATCAGCTCATGGGGGCAAAGGTCTTTAATATCCGTGCTACGCCGATCGTTATGCATCAGCGTTACGGGCACGATGCCAATGCCTTAGAGGTGGTCAAGCAAATGTCACAAACCACCGCCGGTGTTAACTCGGTTAACCTGCGGAACGTGCGGACTCAGCTTAGCGTACGAGCACTGTCACAACCAGCAGGTCTTGCCTCACTGGACCAGGTGGATTACATCGCGAACGTGTTCCTGAAGCTCGACTACGCCGATGACATGAACACCCTGGCCAAAGTCGCCGATCGTTTAGCCCATGAGGTGCTGTTGCAGCTGGATGGCGATAGCCGTATGGACTTCTGTGGTCGTGTCACTGAGATCATGTCCGCCTTGACCAGTGTAACAGCAAGCGCTACCCGCGAGCTGATTGCCTACGTCAATGAGCTGTGCGATGCGGTGCGTGCTTACGTATCGGTCAGCGCCGGCATCCGCTAATTGAGGTTACTATGACAAGCATTGCAGGTTTTATTAGTGGGTCAGGCCTCGAAGGATTCGAAGACACGCCGGCAGTAACCGATCTGCCGGATGATGTCAGGGATGATGAGCTAGCGGAAGTCAGCCGTGATGTGGACTTAACCGTCCAGGCCCTTAACGATCAACAACAGCGTGTGGCGACTCTGACTGATGTACGTGCCTACGGTGAAAGCATTCGTGCTACGCTCACCCCGGCTGAAATTACGGAGCTCCAGCGTCGGGTGGTGGCGGTGGTGGGTGAAGAGCGCGGTCTGACCATTGTGGGTTCGGTAGAACACTACGGTGGCAGCACCGGGCAGT